AATCACTCTGCAACACCTGCTCACCGACGTGCGCGATCCACTCATCGCTGGTTAGATCGGTATAAGCGTCCTTGAGTGTCTGGAGATCATTGTATCCATTGCATGGCACCCAGTCATAAAGCGGATTCCCTTCAGCATCCAAACCAACCTCGACATAGATTTTCAAAATAGGATTATCATTATCCGCAATGTCCATCCATTGCTGGCCAATCGATGGATTGTCCGGCGGATCCGGAGAAACGATGATTTCCTGATTTACCGGTTCCCAATTCGCTCCGTTGTAACGTTTGAGGATAGGTGGGTTTACGGACGTGTCCAACCACAGCCGGCTGGTATCTTCCGGCGGTGTATCGCTTGATATGGCAGCATCGAGACCATCGCTTATTACCGTAATGGTGATCTGCGCCTGTGCTCTCATTTTAAATCACCACCACACAAACAAAAGTACTTTTTACATCTACATCTGCGTTACCAACGCTGAGAGTTTTTCCAGTCTTATTAAAAGAAGAAACCTTCTGTCCATCCTTATCATATTTAGACCAGGTATAAGTGCCGGCACCTTCCGTATCAATTTCTTCGCCTGCCTGGTAGACGCGGGCAGTCAATACAGTGCTGCCTTCTCCATTTTTAAATACATCTCCACCGGTCGACTCAATGATGACCTGGATCGGATCGCTGAGATCCACAAAGCTAGCTGTATCCTCAAAAGCTTTATTGTAAGTTGGAGAAGCACTATCAGTATCCTTTGCCACACACTTGAATACCGCTGATGAATCCACCTGGCTTGCATAAATAGTCAATGTATCCGTAGTTACGCCGCTAAACTGGCCTGATGCATTGGCCAGCTTTTTCCATCCGACTCCTCCGCCCTGGTCCGTATCGACGCTGCTGTCCATTTGGTACCATTGATACGTCACATTGGTCGTATCCACGCTAGATCCGCGCCACAGCTGCGCTGAAGCCTTCAGACTGTCTACTTCTGAATTTTTAAAAATATTTCCATCGGGGGTACTCACGATCAGATCCGTGATACCTGATCCATTGACTACACGGCTGAAGCTGATCGATGTCTTGTACATCGTGGTCAGACCGGTAGTAGGATCTTTGTACTGGATTTCTACCCGGAAGTCCTTGCCAGGCAGCCCTGCCATGACATTTGCTTTGACCGTCAGGATATGAGACTTGGCGCCGCTCAGCGTATAGTTGCCGGCGCTGGTGATTGCTGTTGTGCTGCTTCCTTCGTACCACTTGACCGAAATCACCTCAGTAGATGTAATCTTGTCTGTCGATGTTCCGGCCACATAAATAGACGGCGTTAAGACAAGATTCGTCGTTGCCCAGTCCGGTGTGTATGAATCATTATCCGGATTATACATCTGGGTTTTTGCAAGATTCGAGTTAATAAAACCTGTCAGTGTTACGGCGTCATTGAGGTCGACAATCGTAAACTGACCCTGTGCTTTACTCATTTAACCATCTCCTCTCAAAGCAGACTCATGCGAGTCGTAGTATCAATTAAATCGCAATAGAAAGTCGCGCGGACATATACATCCTCCGCTGTTACGTGGATGCTCTTGGTACCACCTGCATGAGCTGCATTCCATTTCTGATCAGCCTCTTCATCCGCCGACACACGAGTCCAAATGAATTGATTGGCATCCAGCTGATCAGTAACATCATCATCCCAACTGTAGACGATTGCGCGCAGGTTAGTATCTATAAGGCCATTCTTAAATACGCTGCCATTGTCCGACACGATAACGAGGCGATACATCCTGGTATTTTCGATCTCTTCGACTTTTTGAGAAATCTGCCCCTGCTCCATTTCGATCGAAGTCATTCGCTCAGCTTGATCATCTTGCGTTTCGATAATGAGCTGAATTTCCTGCTCCTGTTTGTTTACTATTGCTTCAGTTCTTTTAAGTATCTGCTTTACACTTTCCGCATACTGGTACTGAATCTGTGACTTAGTCAGTGCTGGCGTTTCGAAAGATGAGCGGCTAGATCCACTATAGGAGATGTTGTGATTCATTACATACATCCTTACATAGCTTTTATCCTTCAACTGAACCTGGATGATATCACCTGGTTCAATAATGAAGAAACCCTGCGATTTGCATGTCACAGGGATATAAGTAAAGCCATCAATTCTCTCAAAAATCGCATTTTTTGAAGTGTGGCGATCGATATCAAGAATAGGATTATTTGATATTTTTAACTCTGTCAGTCCATTTTCCTCAATCGATTCTTCATCCTGAATATAGACGTTATCGTTTAGAGGCTCACGCGCCAATACAAGCGAGTTGATCGGTCCGTATGGTTCGGCTATCTTCGGCCATGATTCGGCCAAATTTTTCTGATCAATCGAAAATTCGGTATTTGTAAACCAATGAAAATCAAGCTGATCATATGACGTAATTCGGGCAAATGTGCAGCTTGCTTGAGCGATAGCCACGATAATATCTGAGTACACTGGCTGTTCGCCAAAACTGATTGCTTCCGGTATTGGTAGAGAAGCATTAGGAAAATCCACGGTTGCCAAAGGAACTCCAACTTTACTGCAGACCCACTGTGCTAACTGTAGAGGTGTCGTAGGATAGCTAATTTCATCAACCGGGGCGCTTTCATTGAAGAGCGCTTTTTTATCGATGATGCAATATTCACTGCTATCATCTTTATCATAAGCTAAAAAGGATCCTATCTTTTTGTATTGGAAAGTTCCAGATACCATGATGCCTTCATACAGTTCGAGCCATTGGTTCTCAAGATTAAGGGCATCCGCAGGATTGACTTTCAGTTTCCCTGATCTTGCAATAAAAGTACCGATGAAGCTGTCGCTGTCACTGCTATAGATGTTGTTATCGATAGAAAAAGAAAGTGGATGGTATTGGTTATCAAAATATATAAAATACGCATCCAGGCGTCGGGCAGATGCCTTTAACGCCTGGATATACTCAGCAGATGCGCTAATCATACTTTTGGTTTGAGTTCAATGTGAACTCAATTTCCTTAAAATAGTCAAACATCCCTTCCACTCTAGATTTCTTTGGATCAACACAATACATAGAGCTGCACGTCTCCATCTTACCTGTTTCACTGTTGTAATACTCTACAGACATTTCCGGATCTTTGAGAAGATTTAACAACTGTTTACCATCAGCCTGCGTACATACACCCTTTTTGGCCGTAATGCTAAGAATTCGGCCAAGAATATCCCTGTTCATGACAAGTGCTGGATTTCTGCCACTGTCATCACCATCTTGTGTAGAAAGAAGATCATCGTATTCGACCAGGTTGGTTATTTCAATTCCATTGATTTTCAGATAAACCATCTTATCATCCTCCTATCATCTCAAGTTCCTTTTCTGCCTGCCGCAGCAGAATAGCCAGTTTTTTACGATCGATGTCAACCGACAGATTCAGATTTGCAATCAATGTGATCAGCTGTTTCAACAAGCTGATGATCTGACGAATTCCGCTCGCAGATCCTTGATCACGTTGCATCTGCAATGCGGTGTTGATCATCTCCAACATCTTGTTTTCTGGAGCAACGATCTCGCCATAGCGCTTGTTATCGCCGATCATGGCAAGCTGAGGCTGATTTGCACCAACATATGCACCTTCCGCAAGTTTAGGAATTTGCGGAACCGGTAGAGGATTCTTTCCCCATAGGCCTAGAAATGGCTGCCCGATGATAGGAATATCGATTGATCGAATACTGTTCAATAACCCATTGATTTTGTCAAAAGGGACACGAATTACACGATTGATTCCATCAAGCATACAATTCACAATATTTTTAAATACATTTGTGATTCCTGTTACGACTCCTGAAAATATTTTTCCCGCATTTCCAAATAACGCAAGAATTGAATTCCATGCTGCTGAAACGATACCCTTTAATGAAGTCCACATGCCGCTGAATGTCTTTTTAACACCTGCCCAGGCTTTTGACCAGTCTCCTGAAAAAACTCCGGATACAAAGTCAATAATGCCTTGCAGCATATCTTTTACCCCATCCAAAACCTGGCCAATTGGATCAGCAATTGCTTTTACTACATCAATCACAGTTTTAAATATGATCTGCAATGGTGCCAAGAATGAATTTGTTGCAAAATCAACCACTAATCCTAGACCGCTAATAAACAAATCTAAAATCGGCTTAGCAAAGTTATAAAATCCTTGTACCGTTTGTGATAAACCATCGAATATAGTCTTAAATATTGGCAATACATGCTCGCTCAATAAAGAGGTCAATGCATTTAAAACTTCCATAAACATATTCACGAAACTCATGATTTTCTCGATGATTGGTTGCGCAATTGTAAGCATACCGCTCCAAACAGTTGTGAAGACCGGTAAGAAGGTATTCAAAAGCAAATTAACAAATGGGTTTATTGCATTGTTCCAAATGCTCATAATCAAATTGATGATGTTAATTACAAACATAGATACATTTTCTACAAATACAGCCAATCCATTGTTCCACAGATTTTGAAATGCTGCCATGGTGCTTGAAACAACCGGTTGTACTCCTTGGCTCCAGATTGTTTGGATGATGCTAACCATTCCCGAAATTACCCCTTTGATATTTTGGGCCACATTATTGAAAGCTCCATTTATTTTTTCTCTGAAGCTATCGGAAGTTGTGTATAAATATACAAATCCGGCAGTAAGTGCGGCGATCGATGAAATAATTATGGTCACAGGATTTACTAATCCAAGCATAGTAGAGCCCAAACTACTGAACGAACTAATCGACGATGGTAATACTGCTTGTAAACTAGTAATTACTCCTGCCCCTTCCTTCACTCCATAAAAAAATGTTGTAAAAGCTGTCCATGTACTTGATATTGCTACTCCAAGTTTAGGGAATAAAGCAGAGAAAGAAACTAGAAGTCCGCTTCCTTCAGCAATTCCCGAAAAAAAGACAGATATTCCAGTTGCTAAAGTGCCAATCGCTCCAGAACTGGCAGTTAATGCTACCGCGGTTTTAAAACCAACAAAGGCAGCAGCCAAACTTCCTGCTATGGCAACAAAACTATCCCAATCCGTCAAGCTATCGGCAATAATGCCCGTAACATCAGCAATCGGATGTAAAAACTCCTCAATCGCACTTTTAATCGTATTTTTATTTTCAATAATTGGTCCTGCGATCATGCTGATTATGCTTTTAGAAATATCTTGTATAAGAACTAATGAATTCAAAGCTCCGTTTGCGACAGATTGAATTAAATTAGATCCGATCTGAATTGCCGTGCTTCCAACAAACACCTTAGCAATATCTGCTAATACGACTGAGAAATTACCTATGATATTGGCAATGTCTCCGCTTATATCAAACCATGTAATGATACGATCCTTGATAAATTCCGTATTGCTTTGTAAATAATTAGCCACAGAGCTTGTCAGCAAAGCTGCCATAGTAGTAGCAATCGATGCTGCTGATCCAATAACCTCGCCAAGAGCAAATATAACCTGATTAGCCCAAATGCTTGCTGCATTTATAACTTCTGGCGCTGTGAATATTTCTTTAATGCTTTTTCCAATAGAAGCAACCGCGTTTTTGATTTTCTGAATGTTATTTAGGGAATCTCCAAAGCCAATCTTAAAGCCGATTTTAAATATATCTGCAAGATTCTTAAATTCATCTATAATCCCCTGAACCATTCCACTAAATACGTTTGCCTGCTGGGTTGCTTTAGGAAAGTCCACAGCTTCAGCAACACTTCCGCCGACGGCCGATCCACCACTTGATCCGCCACTGTCAGAATCTGATCCGGAAGTTCCGCTGTCAAAGCTCAACTTATTAATCGTATCTACACCAGCAAAAGCTTTCTTGATTTTTTTCGCTGCAGACTCACCTTTTTTGCCAGTATCCGACAGTCCACTGCCCAGGCTATCAACTGCATCGGTAGCAGATGACAGATCTGTTGAAGTTTCAGCGAGCGCTGATCCTCCACCACCTGTAGTACCAGAAGATCCAGTCAGCATTTCCATCAGGGACGCAAAAGAATCCGCAAGGGGCTGTAGATTGGCCAGCACCCAGTTGATACCTTTAACGATCGGCGTAAATACTGCAATGAACCCTTTGCCTAAGCTTGCCCTTAATGCGTCAAAGCGCAATGCCAAGACTCTCGTCTGGTTAGCCCAACTGTCCTGAGTCCGGATGAAATCTCCACTGGCCAGCGACAGCTGATCAGTGACAAATGCCAATCGAAGAGAAACTTTCTCTTGCTCACTCATAGCGCTGGTCGTCTTACCATAACCATTGGCCAAAGCATATTGGTCCAGTGCCGATTGTGTCATTACAACACCAAGATCTTTTAAGGTTTCAGTTTCACCGGTAAATACAGATTTCAGTTTTGTGTATGCTTCGGAAGTATCAAGATTATAAAAAGAGGCTACATCGCCGGCTAAACCAGTTAATGTAGCGCTCATTTCATAAGCGTCTTTTTCAGCAAAACCAAAAGCTTTTGACATGGCTCCAAACGTTCCCATATATCGCTTTGCAACTGTTTCGCTCAATCCAAAGCTTTCCATTGCATTTTTTGCAAAAGAATCCACTTGTGCAGACATTTTTGGAAATGCAGTATCAACTACATTTTGAACTTCAGTCAAATCGCTTCCTAACTTCAAACAACTGCTAGTAAATTTTCCAATCGCTGCAATAGAAAATGCTGTAGCTGCCATTGCGCCAATTTTTTTGAAGCTTGAAGAGAACATATTTTCCATTAAAGATGTAGATGCCTTTGACTCTGACTTGATCTGCTTTCTCAAATCGAATCCATTTACTTTTAAATCAAGGCCGATGGCTCCAACACTAAAGATTCCCATGTCATGCACCTCCTTTCGCCATGCTTCTGAACATATTCTTGAATCCCTCCAGGATCTGCTTCATCTCATCCTGGCTTACATTCTTCACATTTCTGCGCTGCCATTCGCTACGAATTCTTTTCTGCTCCGGAGTAAAATGCTTTAACACCTCTTTATCATCCTCACTGCGGATTTTCACAATATTTCCGAGAGGTGTATCAGGCATAAGTCCTGAAAGATAGGAGCAAAACTCAGAATAAGGCATATCGTGGACACTGCGTAGCCTGATACCGTACTGTTTAAAAAAACTGGCCTCGATCAATGGCCAGTCTTCTTGCATGTCATACCAGCACTCCTGTTGCGTTTTACTTCTGAAATCGCTTCTTGACCTCTTCGATTTCTTCATCGTTTACACATGCAATCAATGTATAAAAGATTTCTTTATAAGCTGACATGCTCAAAGAAAGGTCATTCAGCTCTTTTACTGCTGCTTTTCCAAGCAGCTGCTCAATTGCCACATCAATTGATTCAATGCTGTTATCTTCTTTTTCTAGTTTGCTATTCAAGATCAATACGTTTGACTTTTCGTCATTCACAGTAAAAGTTTTCTCTCCGATCTTGATCGTCGGTTTTTCATTGTTTAAAACATTCGATAAATCAAAATGCTTTGCCATATATCCTCCTTAAATAAAAAGGGCAGAACTCATAGTCCTACCCTGCAGATGCCTCTGTAAAATCTGGTTTACCATTTGAAAGAACTTCAAATTCAAGCGGAGCTACACCAGTGGAATCTCCAGCTCCGATATTTGTAACATTGATAACCGCCTGGTTCAGCGTTACCACAGAACCATCCGGGAAAGTCCACTCAAATGTTTTTTCGACATCACGCCCATTTTTGTTGTAAAGAGATGCAACCATATCGTTACCTTTATCACCAATGTTTCGCTTACCGCTAACAGTGATTGTCAGTGCTTTCGCAGTCATCAAACGACGTTTCCATCCTTCTTGCTCGAATGGAGTCCACTCTTCCACACCGTTGTCAAAAGAGACACTGAACGTCTCCATATCAGCAATTACGCTCATTTCAGCTGGTGATTCCGGTTCTGAAACTGCTGCCTTTGTTTCAATTTTAAATTGATTTTCATAACATGGATAAACACCTGTTCGTCCCATATTTAACCTACCTTTCTGTAATAAATTTCAAATTCAATGACGTATTCAGCTATGCCTTTTTCGTCATGATCCACAAATACCGGTTCTGGTACAAGCAGACCAATGAAGTCGATCTGATAAGAACTCAAAGAAAAAGAGCCACATGAGAGCAATGCCTCATACAGCTCAATTGCCTTTTTTTCTGTCTGAACATTATTTTTAGTTCCATGAATCAGCAATGAAATCTGCTTTTTTTGAGTTTTAGTTGCTTGAAGACCGCCTAGAGCAATGCCTGGAGGTCCGCTGGATCGTTTCAAATTGTATACGCCAAGTGAATCATCCTGCTTTCCGTCCAATTTGCCAACGTAATAATGAGAAAAGACTGGCTTCAATGTTTTTAGCCAGTCTTTTACAATTTCTAAATTTAGCATCACAGTCCTCCATACATCTTGTAAAATGATGCATAATCTTTTTTGACTTGATTTGCATACTTCCCTTTAACCCATGCATCCAGCCATTCACCTTGCGCATTCGAATTATTGTCGGTCTGAAAGTTGTACTCTGGATGAAAATACAAGCGCCGCGCATATGGCGTGTTTGACACGATCCGTTCAATACCTTTCGATCGTTCGCTGCGATCTACAGAAGTTGCTTCATTTTGAAGCGTTCCTACATCAAATGGCATAACCTGTGCATCTACTACATCTCCTAAAAGCTTTTCTGCAGTTGCATCAAGAGCTTCCAACACTGCTTCTTCAAGGCTGCTCATCGCTCCTTCATAAAATGTTAGCTTCATTTCAGCTCCAATTGCGTATAGTTTACGCTGCCATCCGGATTTCTTGCCTTTGTGCCAATCGCAATATCACGATTTACACCAAATATTTGAGCCGTTCCTCCGGATATAACTGCTAGCTCAGGTACAATATCTCCTGGAACCAGACAGGTGCCAGTAACCTCAACCAACACTTTTTCTGAAGTATAGACCTTTTTAGCATTATCTTGATAATTGCATGTCCCAGACCAATCAATCACTGATACTGGAGCACCATCCTCTCCAGTCTCTTCTGATTCGATATGCACCTGCAGTGCGGTCGTACAAAACTGTGGAAGTATCAATTGTGGCCATTTATTCATATTGACACGCTCCCCAATTGAAGTTGGTACAGCACAGCCCGGTGTTTTCCAGCATTTCATAAAGATCAGAACGAATGGCCACACCGTTCTCGATATGCACATTCCATGCGCCTTCCATGCTCATGCTGACACCATTGATGCTGTAACTCTTCAAATAAGTATCTAGCATTGCTTGATTATCAAAGAGCCAATTGGCATAAGCACATGTCACCTCTCGGATAACCGTCTGCTGCCAGGCTTTTAATTTTTCAAAAGTAATACCTCGGATGCGGTTATACGTCAAGCAATCAATGTACATAGATGCCTTCATCAAATAAAGTTCAAGATCATTTTCTGTTAGATCACCACGCTTATGCTCATTGTAGTATGCTGCATCGGCATACATCATTTCCCTTTACCTGTAGTTTCTCCCTGGCTCGCAGATTCCAGTTTTTTCTTCAGGCTTGCATTTTCTTTTTGTGCCTCATCCAGTTTTTCTTTCAGTTCATTAACTTCTTTAAGGTGATCGCTGTATTTAATAGTTTTCAAATCTGAATAGCTATATAACGATCCATCATCGTTAAAGATATCAAATCCCTGCTTCATATATCGATTGGCCTGTGACTGATCAATGTCATAGACCTTATTATCTTTTTTCGCGCGCAAAGAAATCCCTCCTTTTATGCTTCAGCTTCTGCATTGATACGACAACCCTGCTTCATCAGCATATCAATGCCAAATGTTCCATTGAATCTACGATTCTGGTAAAGATAATTATCTGATGTGCGAGAGTCATGTCCTGGCGTAAATACATTGATATATGAATACTTAACACGAGATACCTGGCATTCCGGATCAATCAAAATGTAATTGATTTGTTTTGCACCGCCATCAGCAACACAGCCATCAGTAAACACATAAGAAGTTTTCATGCGATCCTTCGGAACAACTTGGATTTTCTTAATGTCATCGATAGAGTGTACCCTGCGATCAATGTTCGCTCCACCTTTTGCTTCAAGATAGCGCTGGATTCCCTCAGCATTCTTCAGTGCCGTATTCACGGTCGGAGTAACATACAGGATGCATCGCTCTAGCGGCACGCCAGCTTCCTCCATCGCTTCCATATCAGCATCCAACAGACTGAGAATGTTCACTTTTGTTACTGCCGTGTTGTCAATGACTGCTGAAACACGTTTGGCCTCTGTATAGAGTTTGCTGAAGGTATAACAGTCCAGTTCTGGAATCGCCTGCGTGCGATCAAAATTTGCCTGAATGTTTGCGATTGATACGACCATGTTTGTTTCATCGACATCCATCGGATCCACTGCAAACTCCACATCACGGTCATGATCAAGTGACTTTGTCTCCCATTCATTACTGTATGTTCCAGCATTGAATCCAAGTGATCCGCGTGTATGGTCTTTATATCCACCAACTGTAATCTTCGGAAGACGAATGTCTTTCGTGTTTTTTACCTGAATTCCAGGGTTTGAATTGAACAGATCATTACTGCACAACTCGTGACCGTATAACTCAATGATCCGTGGTAAAAATGTTGATACATAGTTCAATGTTGCCATTTATTTATTCCTCCTAACTTCTTTTGATTCCAAAAATAGCATCCAATGCGGCATCCGTTGCCGAAGCACCGCCATTCCCTGAGCCGCCATTACCGCCGACCAGAGGCTGGATGCCGGAACCAGATGCTGATCCTTTGAACTCCGGGAACGCCTTCAGAACGGTTTCAAGAGCTGCTTTTGCTTTGTCCGACTGCAGATTGCCTTCCTGGTCGATGATCCCATCACGTTCTACCATCTTCAAAAGAAACGGCAGTTTTTCTGCAGAGACGCCTTCCTTCGTGGCAAGCGTCGTGATCTCTTTATCAATGTCTGCGTTCTGGATCTGCAGCTTGAGCCGTGCATTCTCCTGCTCCATATTGCGCACACGATTCACCTCGTCGTCACGCTTCTGCTTCTGGCTTTCTTTATACTGTCGAATGGCCTCGGCAGCCTGCTCGCTGCTGAGCCCCTGCTGCTTGAAATATCCTTGCAGGACCTTATCCTCTGTTCCGGATGTTCTGCGAGATATGACATCAGCAAGCTGCTCATAGTCGATCTGAGCAGTGGACTGTGTTCCGGAAGCGCCTGCAGTGCTGCTTCCTGATCCTTCCCCGCCTGCTCCGCCTGTGCCAGCCCCGTCACCTTCGGCAAAGAGCTGGATGTCGAGTGAAAATAAAAATTTATTCATGTTTTTTCCTCCTGTTTATTCGGGTGTGCTCCCCTATCTGCATGTGCAGACACGCACAGTTTTTTGTCTTGTCGTGATTGGACATACTGCTTACTTTAAATGGCTGCCAAAGTATGGCAGCTTCCGCTTTGGCGGATCATTCATCCTGATCACCCTTTCTTCTAATTGTCTCCCACAAAAAATGCAGGTATCTACCTCCCGGCGGACCCTGCATTGCTGGTTCTTATCAAAATATGTTCTATACTGTGTAACATAGCTATGTTGGCACATCTCATGCCTCTATTCGATCAATACCATATTCGACTGCACACAGATGTTCAATTCTGCATCCTCTTGCATCTGCCCAACCTGGAGCAAAATACGCCACATCTGCTTGAGCTAGTAGTTCTAATGATTTTCCGAGGAACCACAGTGGCTTAGCATCTGCTGGTGCGCCCTGGAAGAAAGAATCCAATACCTTCACCACGTCATCACATAGGCGCTCAGCCTCCGCAATAGCCTTATTTCTTTCCTTTAGAATATCTTCGTCGCTTTTGCCTTTCATCGGCTGTGAAATAAACAGTTTCTTCATGTCTTTTTTCCTCCCACTAAAAAAGCACCCTGTTTAAGAGTGCTAGGTTATTAAATGAAATAGGCAAGGATTACGGAACCTTAAACCCTTTTTTCTTTTTTTCCATCCATCGGCACAAAGTTTCTTCACACCAATCAGGTGCGCTAGGTATGATTTTATAAGGGTGTTTGAGACTACCGTATTCATCTTTTTCTAGGTAGTCTATCAATTCATACCAGTGCATAGTGTCGATTACAGATGGATTTTTTTTTACCCACTCTTCATAACTTTCGTTATCTTTCGCCACGTTTTTCACTCCTTTTTTGTTCCTCTTAAAATTGAAACAACGGTATTGGTGAATCTGTTGCCGCGTCCTGTAAATTCAACATGGCAACACTCTGCGAGACCTTCACTTTCTTCAGAAAGAGCATACTTACTAATCTTTTCTAGTTCGTCTTTATAACTACGCCGTTTCATTGTGGAACTCCTATTCGAATCATAACACATGTCAAACGCTTGTTCTAGTATATTCTTTGCTGCTGTTCCGTTTTCCCATACTTGCTCATATCTATCTTTTGGGTAATGCCGTTTGATATATAAACCTTCGAGTATATGCCCAAGTTCATGGTATATAATAGTGTTCTCTGTGGTTCCCTTTGGATATATTCCCTGTGCGACATACTTTTCAATAGATTCCTGTGTTCGCTTCAAGTCCCTAAAGAAATTAGGATTTATTATAAGACCAAAATTACCGAAAGGCGCATTATCAAGTAAGCCTACGCCCATAACATATCCTCCTTGTTCTAGTGTTAGGTTGTAAATTGAGTTTTTCACTTCGGGGAATTTCTCGTAAATGTCCGAAATAGAGTGGAGTAAGTTATCCATTAGCGTTGCATCCACATCAGATAAATCCGGTACCTCTGTGATGTGCAATACATCACGTGCGAAAGTCTCAAGCTCTTTATAACTTGGTGTCTGCATAAAGCTTGGGATATTGAAATCACTTGAATTTTTTGTAGATAAGGCCTTTTCTTTCCGCTCCCACTGCTTCTGCCTGTTTTTGGCAACCCGCACATTATTCTCATCCAGCGAGCCTGCCGCGATGCGCTTCTGCCGCTGAATCTCGCGCTGGTACTTGTTGTGCTCTGCCTGTTCCGGTTCGTTCTCAAGCTTTCCGTCCGCAGAATGGTCGTTTTGCATGCCCGGGAAGTATGTCGTCGCACGATGTTTGCAGTTTGGATGAAACAGACCGCCGGCAATGGCCTCAGAAAGCAGCGGATATCCTGTCTCTTTTGACTCATCTTTTGTACCGCCGGAATACACATCATCTACATAAACACGGCCTTGCCATGGAAGACATGTCTCAGAACATCCGCCATAGCGGCTGATCCGGACCAGATGCCAACCATGTTGCTGGCGAATATTACCTTCTGAGACCAACACTGCACGCTGATTGGCAGTGCGAATGGCCATCTCCGCATAGCTGGCAATGTTTACTAATCGCCCATCATTGTATTTGATGCAATTGATACCGGATCGAAGAAAGTCGCGACTGGCCATATCTACTGCCTGCTGCAGCGTTCCAGCACCGGTATTTGCATAAACCTGTGAATTAAATATGATCTTTCGATACTGGTCATTCGTTCTTCTGAGCATCGCATATTCGGCCTTTTCCATGTCTTTTTTCGTTGCTTTAAGAAGTTCATCCAGCTTAGAGCTATTGACGCGAAAGAAATCTGTGTCATCTCTTCCAAGATCATCCATCAGATCTTCAATGGTTGCTTTTGGATCAACTGTTTTGCGCAGGATACGCAGTTCCTCAGCTATGGCAGCATTATTGGCATTCTTGCGAATGTAGTCCTCGATCTCTTTGTTGATGCGGCTGAATTGCTTGCTGAACTTTTCCTTATTGGCACGTTCGTATGCCTTCAGAGACTTCAGCTGCTCTTCCTGCCACATGTTCCAACGAAAGCCTTCCTTTTCTTCCTCAGCGAGATGCCGGCCTAGGTTTCGCTTCATCGATTCGATCAGTTCCAGCTCGATTCGCTCAAATGCCTGCCTTACATCATATTCATTCATTTGCCAAGGTTATACACCACAATAAAACCTGCCTTTCGCCATTCTCTAACAGCTTCCAGCAGGTCCTTTCTTGTTGGATACTGATCGTTGCGCGCTTCTGCAGATTCGCCTTGCTCAAGCGCGATGATCACATTTTTTCCCTTCAACTTTTGTTTGAGCATCTTGATCGTTGCCTGGTATTGCTTCCTCGGCATGTCGTATACGTGTCCTTTAATTGAGTAGCGCATTTGCAGTTCCTCCCTCTCCTATATTTTCCAATCCTTCATCTTCAGGTTCTTTTCCGGCGATTCCTAGCTCGTTTTTCAAACGCTCGACTTCTTCTGCTTTCCAGTCCTCGTCTTTTGAATCGCCATACAGCTCATCCACCAGTGATTCAATACTCATCAGATTGCTAGCCTTGGCTTTACTAAGTGTCTCGATCAGTGCCTCAAAAGATGGACTTGCATATTCACCAAATTTTACTGTTACCTTGATCTCATCTGGCATGCTTTTTTCGGTAAAAGCGTCATATGCCTGGAGTGTGACATTCACCAGTTTCGGCAATGCTTTTTGCAACGCCTCGATGATCATATTGCGTGTGTATAGTGTCGTTTTCTCCTTTTCCCGCTGCGCTTCTGCATTGTCCAGCTTCTTGGTATCGATACCAAGCGTAGACGGGCTCATGAAACCCTGCAGGCACAGATCAAGATACGTGACATAGGATTCCAGATAGCTGGAAGACGGGATCTCCGGCTGAACGACCTTGATCTCGTTTTTCTCGCCCTCTTTGTTGCTATTGCCAATGGCGATATATGCGTTGTCAAAATCGTTTGGTGGGATGATCTCACCGGTATCCGCTTTTCTCGGCGCCAGCATCTTAGGAATGTATTTTGTCGGGCGCGCAGCTCTTACTGCCGCTGGCCATTGGCTGACGATCTCATCCAGAGCATCAAAGAGGGTCTCTTTCTTATCGATCAGTGACTCTCCGCGCCCTTTCCACTTACTGGAATTTCGGAACTGCAGCGGGACGGCCAGCATCACATGCACTTTGTTGACCGGATTGCCATCTGCATCCTCTTTATAGCCAAAGAAGCCCACATCCTGCAGATTTGCAGTCTCTTCCAGCGTGTCCAGGCTGACTGGATCTCCTGAGACCGCCTCACGCAGCACATACTTGATATACCCCCAGCCATAGTGCTCGTATAGGATGTATCGCTTGCTGTTCTTGTGATACATCGTTCGGAAGATCACTTCCTGCAGCCGGCCGCGATTATACTTGTAATCGATGCGGTCACCGGGGAAGAATTCAATGATCGGGTAGCTGCTCAACTTTGGATCGCTGCTGATCTTAAAGGCCCCATCGCCGACCGTGATCGTCTCATCTACAGCTTCATGGAGCAGGCGATCGAAATCATTGTCCCCGCTGATCGTTTCCCAATCTGTTTCACGCTTATCAAGATCCATTCCATTAAAGTCACGACATACGATCGATGTCATGACATCCACCATCATCCCCGGTAGACCGGTGTGGATCTTGCGTATCTTGGTCAGCGGAACAGATGACCAGAACATGGGATTTCCACTGCCGGTATTTTTAAAGAACTGCGACAGCTCATATGGATCACCGCGCACCCACATACGATTACGAAATGCGTTGCTTTCGAAGTCGTATAATTCCTGGACACGGATATCATGGGCCTGCGCCTTTTCGATCCACAGGAAATTGCGCAGCTTCTGTCTGATCCTGTCTTTAATCGTCATCTGTATTACCTCCTGTTCCGATCATGTCTCTGTACGGAAGAAATCCGTATTGACTGGCGTTGATGGTGTGATCATTGCCATCTTCCGGTTCATACTTGTCTTCCTTCCAGCTGTATACGTTCAGCTCATGGATATGGTGCGTACAATGCTGCAGAACCAGATAGCTGTCTGTAGCAAACCATGCCAGCTGCAGATGCAGACGATCTACGATCTTCATCTTCTTCCAGCTGCCGGCAATGCTATACACCTTGGGATGCGTCATCAGATACTTATCTGCTTCTGTGATCGTAGCCTGGTCGGCCGAATCGATAAAGATGCATTCCGGCATGCCCCATTCATGAGCATTACGATCAGCAAACGTAAAAAGCCGCGGCACGATATCACTTGGCGCCAACGGCTCAGATAAATCTTTGTTGTTGTAAACTTCCTCATCCAGGATGACCAGTTTTCCTGTATCGGTCATTCCCTGGAAGATAAAGGCAAGCGTATCCGGTGACTGTGAGCTGTAGGATGTATCCACGCCAACCGAAAACTGGACGTATTTCAATTGCTTCGCCTGCGTCCAATTGATGACGTGGCGGCGCTCATCAAAGTTTGAGAACACAAGACCTGTCGCCCGGCCGCGCAGCCCTTGGATCTTGTTCTTGTACATTTTTGTTCCAACCGGAACTGCATCTATTTTCATCTGAATCTGCTTTGGTGTGAGTGCTGCGTTGTCGTTGAATGTGAAATACCAATGAATCCAACCTTTTACCGGTTTTTCGCTCAGCATATCCAGCAGTTCTTTTGGATAATCTTTCGAATATCTTCGAAGCGGCCTGCTTCGGTTCAAAAACTCTTTATACACGGGAAGTCCTGGATCATCCGGATTTGATGTGGTCATCATGTATTCGCACCGATGCGATATTTCTCGAAGAAACTCCATATCAGCAATATTAACCTCATCGATGTATACACATCCAACCTGTCCACCCAATACCTTCTGCCAGCGTTTTTTATTGTCATAGCCGCAGATATAAATGATTCGAATGCCTTTATTCGTCTCATATTCTATGTGAGGTAAACGAATCTTCCCTTTTCCGGATGGAAAATATACAGCAACTTTATCGAACTGATCCAACAAACCTCTTTCACTATTGATCACGTTTTTTTCGACCGTTCCTATATCGGCACCAGCGATTACATGGTATTTCACATCACTGTTGGCCACTTTGATCATGAATTTGCAAATCCCTACCGTAGTTTTACCAGCGGCAGTCGTTCCTTCCAGGAATTCTCTCGGCACATCGACAGTTAAAAAGTCCTTGAATTTTGGAGAAAGAAGCAACATAGGCTTATTCATATTCATCCTCTTCCGGAGCAATCATCTGCATTGCAATGCCAGAAATAGCATCCATTTTTTCTTTGACCTCATCAGATTCAGATTTATCCTCTTCTTCCAACTTCCTCTTCTGCGCCTGGAGCAGTTCCAAACGCGCTTTCTGTTCATCAGAAGCCATCTCCCAATTTTTATGAAGCATCTCATCATATTGCTTGATCATGCTCTCTAGCGTCTTCATTGCGCGGCTCTGTGCTGCCATGAAGTTAGCCTGCTTATCCCAGGCTTGTTGCACTTCCCAACGCTCTCCCACTACACTTCCATCTTTCTTTTCAATCTTTTCGACAGTTTTATCTTGCTGATCTCGTACATGCATCAACCTCTGCGCTCGGATAATGGCAGCAAACTGTAATTGAATATTGTCCCAAAGCAGCTCCAGCGGATCATCCGGCATCTCACCGATGATCGCAATTGTTTCTTCTGGAAGCCACTTCGAGAAGAATCCGTGCTTCTCTGCATTTTTGTTTCCAGGAGGGCCTGTTGCATTGTGGTGACTATTAGGGTTCTTGCCACGGCCATATTTCTTCTTTTTTTTATCCGAACGTTCGTTATTTTTTAGCGAACGCTCGTTATCCGGAGCATCCCATTTGTAAGTGCACTTCCAGCGCCTCACTGTTCCTTCAGGCAAGCTGAGTTGACTTGCAATCTCAACCAGCTTCATCCCCTGCAGGTACATGCTACGTGCTTGATCAACACGATCATCCGGCTTTCTTGGCATCCATATCACCACCTCCTTTGGGGTAAAAGAAAAAGCACCATTTCTGGTGCTTTCAGGGAATAGGGATGATGAAATCGCCTGGATTTGCATCCAATTCGACACTACCATGATAACACGGAAAAGGTGTCAGTTACTGTACAAATTATGTGATTTTTTGATCTAAAATTTTATTCAACACCCTATTTCTAGTCTTATAGATGTTTTCTTCGGTATACCCTGTAATCTCTGCAGCAAGCTCTGCGTTCGTGCACTGCTGCACCATCACATACTGTCGAATCATTGCTTCCTGGGACGAAGAGCAGACTGTAAGCCACTGATCAACGCGATCAAGATACTTCTCTTCCACTTTCTGCTTATTGCGAAGCTCATGCAGTTTTCCGCTCCATTCAATCTGCCAAGGACTCCCAGATCCACTGCCTTCTGGCATCCGAATCACACTGCTGCTACAGCTTGGATGCTCCAGCTCCTCCCGGTACCTAGTCTCGAGTTCCTGAATCTGCTCACCATAACGCTGCCACTCAGCCAGGTGCCAATAGTAGTTTTTGAGTTCAGATTCGATGTAATTCAACTGCATCTGCTTCGTTAGCTTCCTGATCTGCTCTTTCTTCCAATCCACTTCTAATCACTCCCATGCGGTTCGTTCAAAACTTTGTCGAAATAATCATCATCTCTGGTAAATGCTTCTCGAGGAACCTTGTCATCAGGTTCCTTTTTGCATTCATGATAAAGCCGGAATGCAGCGCCGATCATTACGATCAGCACCATGCTGGCAATGACTAAGAGCCACATTCTTCCACCACCTTTTTAAGATTGCACCTTTTGAACATCTCGTATGAAACTTGATGTTTATTACCTTTTTCGTCTCGAAACATAACGTATTTAATGCCATCATGATTGTCGATTACTTTTTCAACAACAATCTTTTTATGATCAACTAAACCTTCAAAAATGGATCC